CTCTCATCGGTAGGGACATCAGTAGTCGTTTCCTCAACAGGACTCTCATCGGTAGGGACATCAGTAGTCGTTTCCTCAAGAGGACTCTCATCGGTAGGGACATCAGTAGTCGTTTCCTCAACAGGAGCATTCATGGTTTCGTCGACCGGAACATCCGTCGAATCAGACATGTTAATATAATATTTGTACAAAAAAAAAATATTATATACAGAAATTATAATCGGTATTCAATTTTACAAACTCATGTATATTTGTCTAAAATACATCGCGGAATCAAGTTTTCCTTGATAAGTTCCAGCTTCTTATAACATTTATTAATCGTAACTTCACTCACACCACAGATCGTTTTAATGTCCAATTTATTGATGTTCAGGTTACAATTTTGCGAAATAAAGAACACAATACCAGCTGCAATTGCGTGTGGTGTATTATTATTAATAATACTATTCTCTTCTACTTTCTTGGCAATGAATTTGGATAACATAATGAGCTCACCATTTATGTTCAATTTACTGCAGTATCGCTCAATGAAGGCGCTCGGTCGCGTAGAACACAATTCGGTCTGTTGTGATGGTTCATAATTCCTCTCGATGTTGTGTAATATTTTTACGGCCATAGAGCATCCGGCAGTAGCGCTGGCTTTATCTAGTCGAAATATTTCGGCAATTTCGTGTGCGGTTCTAGGACAGCCGTTCAAACGACAAGAAATATAAATCGAGGCGGATTTGATACCGTCACGATTCATACCGCGAAACATTTTTTGCTCCGAAATATCTTTGTGTATGGATATTGCGTCGTCGATAAAGATCTTGGGTATTCCCGCATTTTGCGCCATGATTGTGATGAACTGAAACTCATCATAAAGCGATTTTTCCTTATGTGGCATCGATTGCCATTCGGTCCATTTTCGGATCTTGCGCATTTCGTAGCTGGAAGAATTAGAACAAATCACTTTGCAGCCAAAAGAGGATTCGACTAAAAGTGGATTGATGGGATTTCCGCATCTGGTCGGATCACTCTTATTTTTGTCTTCCGCGCCGTAAAAACGCCATTCGGGTGAATAGTCCAATGTGTTTTTATAAATGACACCGCATGTCATATTCGTACATGTAGGAAAGCCGTCATCCATGATCACCAATACCGAATTGCAATAGTCGCAAATTCCCGACTCGTTTTCAGTTTGATAGAGGCACTTCATTTCACCCGGACTATTTTCTGCAGTATTGTCGCTGTCAAAAATATCCCACATTTTTGCCTTGTCTTGTCGAGTAACACCCACTTTTTTTACTTTTTGAGTTTTTTTATTCGGATTGTCTACTACATTTCGTCGCGATGTTGTTCGTAAACTCACATCGGTTGGTTTAGATTCAAAATCATCCGGATTTCCCCCTTCAACCGTCTCCGGAGGACGATTGTCCAATCGTTCCCCTGACTGACTCTTGGGCAAATCAGTATCGATATATTTGGGATTTTTTACCTTGATTCTAAATACAATTTTATTAGGATTTAGTTTATTCTCCCCAGAATCTTGGAAAAACTGAGACTCACTTAGAGTGTCTATTTTTCCTTCACTAATCATAAAGATATATTATTTTAGTTACTTAAAAGCCAGAAAATAAACGAAATCAATTTTCATAAAAAAAGCTACAGGTATATATATAATGAGTGATTCGGGTGATGCTATTAATTCATTAATAACTAATATTACAGGTGTAGTTGAGACACAGGTATGTGATAAAATACCCGCAATGATAGACCAAAAATCGCAGCAAATTTTTGATCAGGTTATTGCAATTTTATCGACAAAACGAGACCAATTACGAGACGATATGATGAATAAATTTAAGGAAAGTATGGCAACTGAACTGATGAATGATAAAACTGTGAAAGACATGTTGGTATCTATTTTGAAAGAAGGTACAGAAAAAGTATTTGAAGTGAAGTCGGTACCTATATCGCAGAACCAGGTACCTAAAACCGGTGGAAAAAAAACCAAAAAAAGAAAGCCGACCTCAAAAAAATATCGCAAATCTGCGAGGAAAATATAATATAATTATATTGTAATATAATTATGTCTAAAGTACAGGGTGAGAGTTCAAAAATGGTGCAAAGTATATTAAAGATCATCGACGGAAAATTATGTAGCAGTTTACCCGAAATTTTTAAACCCGAGGATCGTCAAGCCAAATTAAATAACACCGTGTTTAGCGCAGTTGGAACGGGTGGAGATGATGATGTCGCCGTTTTAAACAATTTGACAGAAACATTGAGGTCCGTGTTTTTAGATCTCGTTAAAAAATCGTTGATTGATAATCGTGAAGAACTAGTGAATCTTGTCACGAATACCATTATTGATGATAGTAAATTAGTCGACCAAAAGGTAAGACAGGCGAAATAATTCATGTATTCGGTGCAAAATTCACCTTCTTCTCTATTTTTTCAAACATATCATTGCTGTAAATTAAATTACCGGTGGGTTTGTAATTTTTGATGGAATTGTACTGTTTCGATTCTTTCGAATCTTTGGAATCCTTCTGTGTAGCATTCATTTGGTTGATTAAAGGGGTATTCAGATTGTCTTCGTAATTTTCGTCCATTTTTTCAATGATATTACCCTTTTCGTCCAATACTAATCCGGTTTTCTTTTTAATTTCGTTGCGAACATATGAAGGAACATGGTTGTGCCAAGAAATAAAGAGAGTATTTGGGTGTATGTACTTGACATGAAATCCGTTTTTTTCCAGTTGTGATACAATATATCCAATACACTCACCTTTGTCATAAATTGGTTCGCCCACAATGTAGGCAGGTACATTGAACCAAACAAAGTTTTCCAGTGTTTTGTTTCTGGCAGTGAATAAAATTTTTTTGTGGATTCTGCCAATAATCTTATTGAAAATGGATAATTGTTTCAAATCGCGCTTTTGCTTCTTTTCGTATAAATCGTCTATATTGAGTTTACCTTGTGCTTCTTCTTCGTCAGGATACATAAAAATAGACATCTAAAGTATGTTCAAATTATATAAATTGTACATACTTTATTACTTGAAATAAAACAAATATAAATTTTTTGTGGTTAAATTGTTATGGATTTATCGGATAATTTGGTAGATATTTCTAATAATGTTACACCAAATAATATTACACATAAAAAAATTAAACATATTGTAATTTCGGGCGGCGGTACAACAGGTTTTGCTTTTTACGGTATTTTGCGCGAAAGCAATAAAAAACAGCTGTGGAATATCAAAGATATTGAAAGTATATATAGTACATCTGTAGGTTCATTTTTGGCGGTAGTCTTGTGTTTGAATTTTGAATGGGATATTTTGGATAAATATTTTATTGAGAGACCCTGGGAGAAAATATTTAATTTTGACATGTATTCTATTTTGAGGGTATTTGAAAAAAGAGGGATTTTTTCTATAACAATATTCGAAGAAATGTTACAACCGCTTTTTTTGGCCGCCGATATACCAATGAATGTCACATTGAAACAATTTTACGAGATTACCAAAATCGAATTACATATTTTTATCACGGAAATCAATCGATTCGAAACTATCGATGTATCCTATAAAACGCACCCCGACTGGCAGGTAATACAGAGTGTGTATGCTTCTTCAACTATACCAATCATTTTTGAACCTTGGTCTTTTCAAGATAAAATGTTTATTGATGGTGGGTTTTTATTAAATTACCCGGTCAGTCACTGCATTCGTAACGGAGCCGACCCGGATGAAATTTTGGGATTAAATAAAACACATAATTTGGTTCACGAAAATATCAAAGAGGAGTCTAGTTTTTTCGATTATCTGATTATCATGATTAACCGAATACTAGATAAGATTTTGAGTTTCGAAAAGATTGAACATATTACCAATGAGATCAACATAATGAGTTCATCTATCAATATTCAAGACATTTTACATACTGCATCTTCGGTCGAAGAACGAGAAAGGTTGATTAAAATTGGTATTGATGGGTTCCAAGAGTATTACAGTAAGAAAAAAATGTAAAACTATTATAATAGGATTGCATGGATTCAAAATTTTCGGTATTTAGGACATCATTACAACCGACGATGTACAACAGTAATATATATAATACATCTATAAATGTAGTAATGACTAGAACCGAAACCGCCACACGGTATAATTCTATTAAAAATTATCCGTCAAACGCCCCATTAAATATCATGAAACCTACTGTACATACATATGGTTATATAAGCCTATATGAAAAACCTCGTAATGAGCCACAAACTTGGATGGCCCAACAACCTGTTGCGTGTCGTGACTCTCGTCCCGTTTCTCAGTGTGGTACTTTTTCTGCAAAATATAAATCTATATTGAAGAAAAGTAAATATGGTGGTTCGAATACTAAACCAGCTTCAACAAATAAAAAAATAACATTTGAAAATAAAAATCATGTCGTTTTTACGGTCGACAAGGAATTCTACACGAATAATAATTTGAAAAATTCTATTTGGTGGTCTGCACAAGAGCTAATGTTTATTCGTAATATGGTTATGAGTGAGGCAGTTAGAATACAACGAAATAATCCGAATTTGAATATCGGACAATGTATTAGAGAAATATGTAAATATAACTGATTACAGGCTTGGCAGACCCGCCAAGCAAAGTCGAATCTCACCCAGTGAAGCGACATCGTATTTGATAATGAGAGGTAAATCGTTGCCGAGATACATCTCCAGATGACTGCAAAGTGGGGTACATTTAATGAAATGGCTCAGACTCTTGAGAGAGAACTCACCCTGAATCACCACAGAAGCATCGGGCTTTTGCAGAAACTCCATGTTACCGTCGGATTCGGATCTCAAAATTTTGGAACTTGCGAAATTGCCCTCGCACGAAAAAATCAGATCGTTTCCGACGGATTTGATTTCGATGCGATCCGAAATACCGTTCAAATCGCGAATAATTTTCTGAAAATCCGTACTGGGCATGTTGATGACCGTGGAATATTCCACATCTGGTACCATGAGTTCTTCGGTATCGGGGTCGATCAACCGAAGTTTTTGACTGTAACATTGTTTGATATTACCATTATCATATTGTAATCCAAGATGTGACACTACACCGTCGTGATAATCGGAACGGTCGATATACATGGAAAGAGTATCTTCATTGGAAATCGTGGAAATCACTTTGAAAAGGTGAATCGTGTTTGCACACACAATAATCTTATCGGGCTCACAGTTGTACTGTTCGAATTTGTTGGCATGTAACATGACATTCACCAAAATAGTATGAGTTTTATCAAAGTTGATAATTTTCATACCGTTTTTAGTAAAGGTGATTGTAGCATCCGTTAAAATATCTTTTATAGCAGTAATCATATTTCTCACTGGTTGAATTTGTACCGTTTTCAACAGCAAAACAACATTATTTTCATTCATATTTTTGTGTGTTTGTATTTGTAATACTCAATATTACAAATATGCGTTTATATGGAAATTTTAATTTATATTTTTATAAATATTTTTGGCATTTGTTTTGTTTGCGACAGGTTTGCCTGGCTAATTTTAAAGCCCGACTGTCTGTTTGACATCCTTCGTTTAATAGGTGAAAATCGACGGTGCTTGCGTTGCCGCCGGTGAGTGCCGAAGCGAGCCGCGCATATCCCCATGACTGTGCGGTTTGTGATGGGCGAGAACCGCTCGAAAAATAGGCACCTTCGCCTTTATTGACAATCTTTTTCAGGGTTTTGACATTGCATTTAGTAGCCGTCGCTAATTTGCGTGTAGGTGCCATGTTATTCACACCGTACATTTTGTAGGCATGTTCTAAATGTCGCGATTTTTTACTGGGAAATGATTTTATTTTAGGCCGAGTAAAATATTGGCCCTTTTTGTACAGCTTTCTAGATTTACGCAAATTTTGAATTTGTTTGGCGCGATCTTTTTTGGTTAAAACCTTGGGCGCGTATCGCACGGGGATATGTTGGGTTTTACCAATTGCGATGCTCATATATTTATACTTGATATATAAATATATTTTTATACTGGCTCGATTATTTTTTTGCCGTTCTTTTCCACTATTTTTCCTACTAATATCAAGTTCTCCCCGGGGATACTCTTTGCGCGCTTGTAACTTTCCATATCGTACACATTGTTGGTTTTCTTATCAAAGGCGTATTCGTCTTTGCCCATTTTAATTTTGACCAATCCTTTAAGTTTCTGGGTCGCAACATTTAGTTCTTCCTTTTGGTGCTGGTCTTCTTCTATATCAGGTATTGAACTAAAATCGTTCGATGTAATTTTACCATATCCGTAGCAGGCAAAGGTCTCTTTGCGATTGCTGGAATATAAACTGCAATCGACCGCGGTTTCTTTGATGGCGGTCAACAGCTGTTGATTAATATTGTCCTTGATGCGCGCAATTTCAAACAGGCTTTCGTCGGTAGTAATGGGCGTTTTCTTGTCGAGTTTACTTAAATCGTTGATGATGAGTTCCTTGTTATCGTCGCTGGTTCTCTGTTTTTCGCTGAGTGTAGCCAAATATAGGAAAACCTTCACGGTTCTCAATTCTTCCGGTAAATCTTGGTGACTGCAAATACGGCGAGCACGACCAATGACCTGTTCCAAACGAACCAAATTCCAGTAGGGTTCCACAATGTGAACAAATCGCGTGTTCTTCAAATTGATACCTTCTGCACCGGAAGAGGTGATCATAATTATTTTGACAATTTCACCCATAAAATTATTATCCGCGATCTCTTGCAGACGACGACGAATCGACATGGGAACATACTCCCATTGACTGTTGTAAATATTACGCAAAATTTCCTTTTCTTCGTCGGTTTCCGTTCCGGTGTACAACATGAATCGTGGTTTAGAAATATCCTGTGGTTCTACCATGGTCCATTCATCGCCGGACCCCTTTTTGATCTGCAATTGCTCAAACCCGTTGGCCTCCAAAATTAATTTCAGAATTCCGATCCCTTCTAAGGTACGGAACTGACTATATACCAGGTGTAATCCAACATTTTCTTCGTCCATGATGTTCTCCAAAATATTCAAGAATTTGGGACTGTAGGTTTCCAGTCCGCGCTGCGCAGATGCCGTGAGACATTCGTTGGCGTGTTCCTGTAAATAATTCAGGGCATGTTGAATGCGTTCGTGGTAACTGGTGGCAACCGCGGATTTGTCCACCTTTTCCTCTTCATCTTCGTCGTCTACATCCGCAAAGCTGTCCACCTCCTGTAATTGATTGGCGGGGGTGGCATCGAGAATCGCTTCACTGATAACCTCCTTTTCACCGGATTCTGGCATAGGTCGTCCCGGAGGTTGAGGGAAAACATAATTACAGGCAGCGCGCGAAAAAATGCGGTAGGTGGAAGAAATGGTGAACAGGTCTTCCTCGTTTTGCGCCTTTTTCGTCTTTTTCTTGGAGGCCTTTTCTTGTTCTCGTTCTTCTTTACGAATTTTGGAATAAATTTCAAACTGGTACGGACTCATTTCAGATTCTACAATGTGATAGGTGGTATTGTCTGCCGTTTTGGAGGGTTCGGATTCTACGAATCTAGGTAACAGTTTTTCTTGGGCACTTCGGAAATAGGACACCAGACCCAGTATGCGTTTTTGGAATAAATTCTTGTTTTTCAACAGGGCGGAATCTTGATCGATAAACATGTTCAAAAATGCATCCGAATTGTCGGGGAGCGCCTTGTTCAGTTTGATTTCAGTCGCACCATCCATGACTTGGATATCATTGTCTTTCAAAATTTTGACCACGGTTTTCATAAAATCCGCATCCGATAGGTTACCAGTCGAGTCCAAACGAACACCATTGTAACTGTCAGAAGCGCTTCCGCCGTACACATAAGATGAATCGTCTAGACCCGGCACCAACATGGCATCTCCAGTCTTGTAAATATCTTTACGGAATTGTTCCGTTTCTTCGTCTAACTGCATCTCCTCGTATTCTTCAATCTGCTCAGAAACATCAGTAATCTCCTCAGACTCCTCTCGTTTCTTGGTTTTGCGCAAACCGGTAGGTTTGGAATCTTTTTTGGTTTTTCGGATACCTTTTCCACCCTTTGGTGCGCGATTACGCACCTGTTTTTTCATATTGATAAACCCGTAGGGATTACGAGTGATTGTCAATTTATTCCCCGAATATTCCACATAATCGTAGGTGTTGAAATTTGCCTTGTCAAACATGTTCAGTATGTGTTCGCGATTGACTTTTTCGCTGGTTTTGACATCAATAAAAAATGTCCATGTTTTGATGTACCCTCGGAGTAAGTTGAATAAAATACCGATTTCGTTCGGATAGTTGATAATAGGTGTCCCAGTCAATAACACAATGCGCGCATCCGTGGCTTTCAGTAACAGATCGTACAACATATAAGAAAACGATTTAGGTTTTTTGATTTTATTCACAATTCTGCTGACAAAATTGTGGGCCTCGTCAATAATTATCACCGAATGATCAAACGGATTCGTTGTAAAATTGTTGGTCAATTCTTTGAGATTTGGCATTCGCATACCGTTATAATTCAAATCAATGTATTTTGTGCGAATCATTGCGTTGAGTTGATCGTCCAACGATTTCTGTTGAGCGCTCGTCAATTCCGAATAATTCGAGGGTTTATTTACATCGACTAACCAGGCACCGCCGTTTTTTTCGATATAATCTTCAGGTAATGACAGAGCTTTGGATAAAAGGCCAGTGTAATCGACATGTCCGGCCGTGCCGACAAACTCCCAATATTGATTTTTTTTGAATATGGGATCGCCGCATTTTTTCAACTCACTGAAAAAATTCATTTTCAGCGATTTTGGTGTCATAATAAAGACCTTTTTGTCGGATTTCATACCTTCCGCAATGACAATGGAACTGCAACTTTTGCCTGCACCTAATCCGTAATACAGGAGTAGTCCGCGGTACGGTGTGTGTAAATTCAAATAATCCAAAATGATTTTTTGATGCAACAGGGGTTTGAAATCGCCTGATCCTGCTGCGGCATCACAGTTGATTAGTTCTTTATTTTCGGTGAGCTCTTTGCGAAAGGGTTCAAACAGTTGATTTATCTTTTCTATGGAGATTTTTCGGTTATTCATGTAATAATTCGAAACACGGTGCTTGATTTTTTCGTGTTTGGGTAATCTTTCCGCCAATTTTTTCTTATCGAGAACAATTTCACTGCGTGTTAATTTGGTGACAACCTTGATTCTAGGTCGTCCGCGTTTGGGTTTCTCAACTTTTGGTCCTTCTGTGCCCTTTTCTTGTGCTTCTTTTTCTGCTTCTGCGCCTGGCTTTGCTGCGGGTTTGGGTGGTTTGATCGTAATTTTAATTTTTTTGTCGGGTTGCATGACTACTTTGGGTGCGGGTTTGATTTCTTCCTTTTCTTCCTTTTTCTCTTCTTCTTCTTCAAGAGGTGACGATTTTTTGGCGATTTTTTCTCTGATGCGTTTTAAAATAGTTTCGCGGTCAATAACGGCCGTTTTCGTTTTATCAATCAGTTTAATTTTGGTTTGTTTCAGGGCGATTTCGGGTTTTTCTTCGATGATTTTTTTGTAGCCTTCTTCTGTTGGCTTGGGCTTTTCGGTTTCCGTCGGTTTTTCTTCTTCCGGTTCAGGATTTTCGTCCGCATTTTCTACTACATTTTTGTCTTTATTGGTACCATGAAAGAATATTTCAAACCCTTTCTTTTGCTTTGCTTGATTTTTCTTTTGCAAATCCACTAAATAATTAGAACTCATATGATACCACTATATTATATGAATATATAATTTTGGAGTGTTTACCTCATTCATCCGTAGTTATGACTGAACCAAGGTATCAAAATGTGGACAGGTTACGAATCGCTTCCTCACACGAAATCTGTTCCGCTTTCTTTTTGATCTTATGTTGCCCACCTCCCAGAAAAATCAAAACCTTTCCATGTTGTGACATGTACTGATGTATTTCCAAATGAGAGTTAAAATTACTAATGGGAATCGCCGATTGCAAAGACGCCATGTGAATGGGTTGTCCCAAACATAAAAACACGCCCATGTGAAATCCGATTTCTGAATTGTGTTCTTCGATTTCCATGTAACAGGGCGTAATCTTGAATTCTTTCTGAATTTTAACCTGCAGGATGTTTTTGAAATTGTCGTCATTTTGAATGAGGTTCATCCAGTCCACATGTTTTTCAAAGACATTTTCTACAAATATTTGCACCAGTTGAAAGCCGGGGCCAGTAATGAAAATATTCTCAAACCAACCATCTTCGTCGCGGACTTCGATTTTATTAAAATCTAAAAACATTGCACCAATAAACGACTCAAACAGGCATCCCAGTTTCTTTAAATTGGTGCGCGTCTGTTTCATCTCGGCATGCTTCGACAAAACGAACCATTTATGTAGCCCCATTTCCAGAGCCATTTTACCAATAGCCTCATTTTTGACCAGTGCAATTTTTTTTTCGGTCATAAAACCCTCGTTCTCTTTAGGAAATCTTCGGTACAGATAATATTTAGTAATACACTCTAGTACACCGTCACCCACAAATTCTAACCGCTCATTCGATTTCGTGTACAATGGTAAACAGTCGGCCGGTTTGTCTACAATGATGATGTTATTTTGTTTGTTTTCGATGATCGGGCGTTTGATATAAGACTTGTGAATAAAAGCTCGTTTGTATAATTGAAAATTATGAACGGGAACACTGATACCGTAGTTGCGCAATACTTGTTCGATTTCACTCATCTGGATCTCCTTATTTAGGGGATTGTAGGGGTCGAAAATATAGGTTTCCACCCCGTACTGATTTTTTTCGATGCGAATATCGTCGTCCATGTGTGAAGTTGTGACAAATGTACTCATTTTATTTTGGAAATAAAATGAATATACCGATAAAATGTTATGCGTTGTGTCTTTATGTGATTTAATTATTTCAATTTTCAAAATAATATATTTCTTTAGTATATAAATTCAGTATGCCTGCTGGAAATCCTTTTAGAGCTAAAGCTTCTCGTTCTCGTTTGGGCAGCACTGCCCGTACCAACGGAAATCAGGGCGGGGGTGACAAGAAGGCGGGTCTTCCTCCTACCATGCGCATGACGCAAGCGCGCCACCTCGCTTTCCGCCACCGCCACCCCATTTTGTTGTCAATGGCAAGTTTGATCCAGACGGCCAACCCCCGCGTTAACCCCACTCATCCTATCTCGAGCCGTCCTCAGAATTTCGTTACGAGACGCTGGATTTAAACCGCTGAAGATTTAAATCCGCCCCTTCGGGGCTAGGATTTATCTCTTTATCGGTCATTGACCACGAAGAATCCAATCCGCGTGCGCGGATTGGATTCTTCGTTGGTTTAAATCTTCACCGGGATAAAATATTAATATTTTGAAATAGTAATATAATAAGTTCTCACATAGCTTATTATATTATGAAAATTATTGTAGACGAGCGTGAAACCCTCCTATTTGAACAATGTAACCTGTTGTTGACATTACCGAATTCCCCCTATAAAAACATTCAACTTATCAAAAAGGTTCTCGACCTTGGCGATTTTATTCTTACCAGGGGGGACGACGAACCTGTCGCCATTATTGAACGCAAAACCTTACAGGATTTGTTGGCCAGTATCAAGGACGGTCGTTACGAGGAGCAATCCTATCGTTTAGCCAATACAGTTCGCGACATTCCGGTATTTTATTTGATCGAAGGTACCATTAGTTCTTTAAGAAGCGAACAAGAAAAAAGGCTCGTGTATTCAGTGATGGCTTCGCTGCATTTTTTTAAAGGGTTCCAAACACTGCGCACACATTCCTACATGGAGACTGCTGAAATGTTGATATGTATGACGGATAAAATTCAGCGTAATTTGCAAAAGGGGGTACCACTCAAACGCACCGTTTCGCAAGCATCTCAAGGTTCGCAAGGTTCGCAAGGTTCGCAAGGGACCATGGTTCCCGAAGGTCAGACCTCAGATGTGGCCAATTATTGTACGGTAGTCAAAAAGGTAAAGAAGGAAAACATCACTCCGGAGAACATTGGCGAAATTATTTTGTCGCAAATCCCCGGTATTAGTTCGGTAACTGCGGTAGCCATCATGAAACATTTTACTTCTATTTCAAATCTCATCGATGAATTGAAAAAGAACCCAGCGCGTTTGGAGAACATTCAGTATGAAACCAACGGGAAATTGCGAAAAATAAACCGAACCTGCATTCAAAGCATTATCACCTATCTGATACCTGTGTAACCTTACTGTATCACATTTGGATTATAAGTGTTTTTGTTTAGAGTGGCTAAAAAGGCCGCACCTGCAGGGGTATGAATGATGTTATTATACAGTGGATTCTCCAAATTCACCGTGATATTTTTATTGCTCGCAGTATACATGGGTTTAACGACCTGATTGTCGGCGTATTTATTTGAATCTATGGCCTGAATAGTATAGTTCGTGCCTCCCCAGTTCGGATCCATGGCATTATCGCTGTAAGGTGGCAATGCTGTTGCATCGTGAATTTGGTCCAAGTTCGTGTATGCACCAACATGTTGATTGTGTGCATCAAACGGAGGATAATCACCGACATTGTAAGGGGCATCTTCGGCAATATATCCGGTTGCCATGGGTACTTTGGGTAAATTTTTGGGTATGGCCTGTAGTCCAGTTCTACCCAACGAATCGAGGGCGGCGGGTTCAACCGGTAGATCGGTAGTAAAGCTGCTCTTTGTCACGGGTGGTAATTGGGGGAAGGGTTGCATTCCTTGATCGTTGGGGGGAGAAACGGTCTGGTAATTTTGATTGGTTTGATTCAATTGATTCGCATATACAACTGGAGGAGTGATCAGGGGATTGATAGCGGCGTGAACCGTACACGGAGAAGGTGTACTGTTGGTGGCTCCACATCCGCAGGTGTTTCCACACTGTTTTCTTCCGCATCCGCCGCATTGCGAAGTGCGCGTCATTTTACCACAGGATGTTTGGTTGATAGTTGTTGTACCCAAACCCTGTAAATCATTCAAAAAGGTTCCCATTGTTATCGTCGTGTCAATAGGACTATACGCAGGGGCAGGGGCAGATACTGGTGCAGATATCGGTGCAGAAATAGGCGCAGCGATCGGGGTAGAGTTCGGTGCAGGTGAGTTCATCGGCGTCATGCCCTCGTACGACCTTACGGTCGTACCGTAAGGAACAGAAAGAGGATTCATTCCCCCATGCTGTTCAAAAGGGCTTGGGCGAAGACGGTACACATCGTTGCCTTGAGCATCATTTTCCTGTTGTAAAAATAACACGGGGCAATCGTTACCTAACGATTTTTGGTAATTGACATAATTAATGTATTCATCTAAATTGTAAAATACGGTAGGTTCTTCTTCCTGGAAATTACTGGAATCATACAACAAAATATGATTACCACTTTTAACTAAAACGCGAGGACATCTGTCGGACAATTTTTTAGGTTTCGTTTGGGTTTGTATGCTTTCAAAATTCTCTTTCGAAATATTCACATCTGGAATGAGATTTTGAATGTATTTGCCGACCGTAGCCGCGTTCGTTTTTGTCTCAAATGTTTCTAATCTATTTCCTCGGTTGTTGACATATATATCTTTTAAACTAACCGATTGTACTGAATAAACATACAAACCAGCTAAAAATACAATTAATAAAATAATAATTACAATAGATTTCATATATAGTAAATTGGGAAAAGAATTTAGGAACGGGAGTTTACTTATCGAGGTTGAATATATTATCCCGGTGAAGATTTAAAATGACACGCTCCACGCTTCGCAGAGGAGCGTCATTTTGAATCGTTACCGAGTTCTGACCTTTGAATAATTAAAATGTGACATTTTAATTATTCAAAGGTTTAAATATCACTGTAATATATAATGATGTTTTCTGACATGACTATGGATCAGAACCGTACTATCAAACCGCTAAAAAATAAACCTGTGGTGATCGGTTTGATACATTCAAATTCTTGCATTCACTGTATTCATTTGAGACCTGTATGGAAAGACATGAAATCAAAGATCGATAAAAAGGTCAAAAGAGGACACTATCGTAAGCCGTATTATTTGGAAGTTGAACATGGTAACATGCAAAAACTGGATAAATTTAACGAAAAAAACGCTACAGAGATGGGTGGTGAAAAAATTGTAGCGGAAGGATATCCCACATGCTTCAAAGTGGAAGCGGGAGTTATCGAGTATTACAAGGGTAACCGCGAATCCAATGAAATGGAGAATTGGTATATGCAAAACAGTCACAGGGTCCCTAAAAAGACGATGAAAAAGAATGCCAAGGGCAGGAAAACGATGAAGAAGAAAAGAGTATAATCGTGGCAAAAATTGAAAATTTTTTATATCCAATGAAGTTGAATATAAAAGAAACCGACCTAAACAGTACCAAACAGTATCAGTATGACGACGAACCAAGGAAAGAAAATATTAGTAAAAACAAAGAAAATCGTAGCGACAAAATCGTTTCGACTCTTTGATTTCCATATCTATGATGAATGTCCAAGTGCCTTGTTGCCTTCTCAAAAAGAGGACGAGGATGCCCCCGCAAAAAGGGAACAAAAACAGTTCATCATTCAAATGTTCGGTATCAACGAAACCGGCGAAACCTGTAGCATCACAATCACCGATTTTCAGCCTTACTTTTATGTGAAAGTTGGTGACGATTGGACCCGCGCAGAGTCCACCGCACTCCACATGGACATTTGCAAACGAGTTGGCTACATGGCTTCGTCCATTCTAAGCGCGAACTTGGAAGAACATAAAAAGTTGTACGGATTTTCCGCGGGTAAAAAATACAAATTTGTGAAATTCACTTTTGCGAATACGATTGCCATGAACAAAGTAAAAAATATGTGGTACGGAAACGATCAGAATGGCGAGCGGTGTCGTCAACCCTTTCGGTTCAAGGGAACCAACCTCGAGCTCTACGAGAGCAATATTCCGCCTCTCCTGCGCTATTTCCACATTCACGAAATTAGCCCTTCGGGGTGGGTGCAAATCTTTCTGTCGCGTACACAATCACCCGCACAAAAGACCACCACATGTAATTATGAATATGTTTGTGCACTCAGCGCCCTCCAACCCATCAAGGACAAGGAAACCCGGGTTCCCTATAAGATCTGTAGTTTTGATATTGAGGCCAGCAGTAGTCACGGGGATTTTCCAATTCCCATCAAATCCTACAAACGGTTGGCCATGAATATGGTGGACTGCTTCAACAAGGTGGAACTTAGTCAGATGAATATGAAATCGACGATAACCAAAATGGTGATGGCGGCATTCGGACACGATTCTTACCGCGGCATCGATCTGGTTTACCCTAAAAATGCCGATGAATATACCAAAGAGGACATTAAAAAGCGCATCAGTATACTGTTGTCTACTTCGGTTCAAGATGTGAAAAAGATGACTTCGGAAGAAACGAAAACCATTCTCTGCATTGATGATATGTTCAAGCAAATGACGGAGACTTTCGATGCAGGTGAAGGGGGCGAAGAAGGGGAAGGCGAGGGCGAAGAAGAAGCCCCTCCGGCGACGCCGTATCCAGTCAAGAAAGCCCCTGTCAAAAAAATGGCGACCCTGTTGCACACGACCCCAGAATATACCATCATACATGTGATCGAAAGCAAAGACTACGATCGTGACGAAAAAATCAAAATCATCAACGAAACCATGGTGAACATTTTCCCCAAGCTGGAGGGTGACAAGGTGACCTTTATTGGCTCCACCTTTTTGAATTACGGGGATGTCCAGCCTTACAAAAATCACTGTTTGGTACTGGGAACCTGCGACGATGTGGAGGGTGCCATCATCGAAACCACCGAGACCGAATCGGAACTCCTCCTCAAATGGACGGAACTCATTCAAAAGGAAAATCCGGACATCATCATTGGGTACAACATCTTTGGTTTTGATTACGAATTCATGTTTCGCCGTGCTCAAGAAAACCACTGCGAGCGCCAATTTCTGCTCTTCTCGCGTAAGATGAACGAGATCTGCGCCAAAATGACCGAATCCGATACAGGTCGGCAAGAATTACAGATTGAAAATACCAAGGTGGTGTTGGCGAGTGGTGAATACGATTTACGGTATTACAAAGCGGCAGGGCGGCTACAAATTGACATGTATACCTATTTTCGTCGCGATTTCAACCTTCCGTCCTATAAGCTTGACGATGTTGCGGGTCAATATATCAGCGACAGTGTGAAAAAAACGCAACAGATTACTCACGAAAAATTTGGCAAGGTGACCGAACTCTACAGCAGCAATCTTACGGGGCTCAATGTCAACGATTTCATTCATATTGAGATTTCCAATTTCACTTCGGATTATTTGGAAGACGGTAAAAAGTTTCGGGTTCTGGATATTTACACCAAAACGGTGGAAGAGACGGTCAAAGGCACCGACAAAACTCAGGAGGTATCCTACAATGTTATCTTGATTGGCGGACATCCAGTCATCGATCACACCAAGACCATCAAGTGGGGTATGGCGAAGGACGATGTTTCACCGCAGGACATTTTCAGGTTATCTAATGGTTCGGCCGCGGATCGCGCCATTGTCGCGAAATACTGTATTCAAGATTGTAACTTGGTTCATCACTTGATGAACAAAATCGATGTTCTCACCGGGTATGTGGAGATGTCGCGTATTTGCAGTGTGCCGATCAGCTTTTTGGTGTTTCGTGGCCAAGGGATCAAACTCACCAGTTATGTGGCCAAAAAATGTCGCGAAAAGGAGACCTTGATGCCCGACCTAGAAAAAACCAAGAGTTTCGACGAATACGAAGGGGCAATTGTCCTGCCGCCCAAATGTTCCATGTACATGGACAATCCAGTGGCCTGTGTGGATTACGCATCTCTATATCCCTCATCCATGATTAGTAACAATTTGTCGCAAGACAGCAAGGTATGGACAAAGGAGTACGATTTGGCGGGCAATTTGATCCGCGAGACCGGCGAGAAAGACAAGGCCGGTAATTATATTTACGACGGACTTCCTGGATATGAATATGTTGATGTCACCTTTGATTCTTTCAAATACACCAAAAAAACGCCGACTTCCAAAGCCGAAAAGGTGAAATCGGGCATCAAAGTGTGTCGGTGGGCCCAGTTACCCAACAACCAAAAATCAATCATGCCGGCGATTTTGGAAGAACTGTTAAAGGCGCGTTCGGATACCCGAAAGCTAGCCAAGACTATCAAAGAACCCTTTATGCAAAATATTCTGGATAAACGCCAGCTCGGTTACAAGGTCACAGCCAATTCGTTATATGGACAATGCGGTGCCAAGACTTCCACCTTTTACGAACAGGATGTGGCGGCATGCACGACGGCCACTGGACGCATGATGATCATGTATGCCAAGCGGATCATCGAAGAAGTGTACGGAAATCGCGAATATGAGACAAAATGTCATGGTCCGGTATTGACCAAGGCCGAATATGTATATGGCGACACGGACTCAGTATTCTTCACCTTCAATTTGGAGGACCCCAAAACGGGCGAGAAGATTCGTGGTAAAAAGGCGCTAGAAGTCACTATCGAAATCGCTCAGGATGCCGCTCACTTATGCACACAGTCATTGAAACCCCCGATGGAACTGGCCTATGAAAAGACTCTAATGCCCTTTGTTCTCCTCTCAAAAAAGCGGTATGTCGGTATGTTGTACGAAACAGACCCCAACAAGGGAAAACTCAAGTATATGGGTCTTTCCTTAAAACGCCGAGATTCGTGTGACTATCTGAAAGATGTTTACGGAGAAATTCTCAACATCCTCATGAAGGAAAATGACATCAAAAAATCCATCGACTTTTTGGACAAGGCATTGAATGATTTGGTCGAAGGCAATGTGCCGATGGAAAAGCTCATGATCACGCGCGCTTTGCGAAGTGACTACAAGAATCCGAACCAAATCGCTCACAAGGTTCTCGCGGACCGCATCGGAAAGCGCGACCAAGGAAA